TCGTCCCTTAATCGCTCCAAACGTCTTTGGGTGGCCTCTGCTTCCTTGCGTTGGCGTTCCTTGAGTTGTGCCTCCCTTTGTTGGTCCGCTTTGATTTGAGCCTGCGTATGGGCTTCGTATGCATCCCTGTAATTGGACAACGCTGCTTCCTCTCTTAACAACGCCATTTCTCTCGCCTTGGCTGCGATGGCTGGGTCGGGTAGGTTCAGGAACCTGCGAACCGCTGCGGTGAGTTCGTCCCATTTGGCTATCAATAAGCCTACCGCTGCGACTGCTGCACCGATACCCGTTGCAAGCAGGGCAATCCTAAACGCTTTCATCGCCCCCGTACTTGCACCGACTGCGGTTGCGTAGAGTGCCTGCGCTGCGGTCTGCCCTTGGGTGATTAGGATGCTATCCTTGTTGAGCAGGTTAGCGACCTGCTGCACTCCGTTCGCCAAAGCCATCGCCCCTTGGACCTTGAGCAACGCCTTCTGCAAGTCCTCGTTCTCGGACCCAAACAACGCTGCTGCACCTTGGGCGATTTGGAATCCAGCCGTTATGCCTTGAACCGCTGCGACAAAGGTGTCAATGTTTCGAGTGTCGGATGCAAGGTTCTTGATTCGCTGCGAGGTGTCCCCGATTTGGTCTTGGAGTTTGGCTGCCTCCTTTTCCATCTCTTGGAAAGCCTTGGTTCCATCCTGCCCGGCCAAGGACATATCCACCAACGCCTTTTGGAGTTCCCTAAGCCGTTGTTTGGCCGACTGCGTGCCTTGAGCGGTTGAATCTTTAAGTCCTACCTCGAGGACGATTTCTTTAGTTACTGCCATTATTCAGAGGGTAGTTCAGGGTTTACGGGTGGTTCATAGCCGGGGTCAACGGGGTCTGGGTCGATAGGCCCATTATACCTTGCGGACGGGTCGTTGGCTATTGGTGTCGTTGATGTAGGGGCAAATTCAGCGAGGTTTAGAATTCTTCGGAGCGTTACCCGGCAAGGCTTCATCTGCCCGACCAAGTAATCTCGGACCTCCAGCAATCGCCAACGGATGCCTCCGTAGTAAATCGGCTTGCGGAAGTCAAGTTGATAAATGTCTGCTGGGCTTATCATCATCGTCAGTTCCAACTGCAACGCCTCGCTTGAAACGGTTTCGCTGATGTAATTGAGCCAATACTTGTTGTAAAGGTTGTTGTTCGTGTAGTTGATGAAATTGCCCGATGCGTTGACTGCGTTGTAGAACACCGTGCGAGGCTGACCAAAGGCCAAGTCCATCGTGGGGTCGTAAGGGTTGTCAATGTGGCTGATGAAGGGGAGTTGCAGAATACCAACGGATAGAGCCGTTGAACCGCTGACCCCGTATTGGTAGGCCCATTCGCTTAACCCAGTGATGAGGTTGTATTGAGCCAAGCGATACCCCGTTTGCAGGGGCTTAATCGTTCCGCTTGCTTCGGGGCCTTCCAAATCCCAAGTCCTTCCAACTATCTTATCCGTAGCGAAAGACGCAGGGATAAGCGTACCTGCAACGGTTTCAACAACCTTATCGTTCTTTCCGTAAAAGTTGCCCGTGTTGAAGATTCGGCCCCCATACCCTTCCCGTGCAAGCGGATAGGACTGCTTGTACGTTTTGGACAGGTAATCGCCCATGTCCTTGTACTTAAAAATCATATTCGTGTAGGCGTTGGGGTCGCCATTCGTTATGACTTGTTCTTCGTTCTCATCCGCTTTCTGCGACCAATCCACCGAACCGCTTGCATAGAAATCCACCCAAGGCTCGATGTATAGCAACTTCGGGTCTTGGGGGTCCGGCATGAACTGGAGGTTAAACATCTTTTGCAAATCGGCTAACAGGTCGCTCTGCTTCACGTCAGCAGGCAGAGCGGTCCGCATATCCAAGGTTCCGATACTTACCGGGTTTTCAAGGCAAGTGAATTGAACCGTACTACCCGAAAGGACTTGGAATGAAATCCCGAACAAGGCAAGTTGCTCTGCACGAACCTGAACCATTGCTCCAGCCGGGAATGTTACGTTCTGCATATTGATTCGCATATTCCTGTTGGCGAATCCTTGACGACTTTGCAGGTTGACGATGTTCCCCGATGTGGTTAGGTTGTAGAGTGCTATATTGGAAAGCATTGATGTTGAGCCTGTAACGTTGCCTATGTTAAGGCTTAACTCGATGTTCCATCTTGTCGGAACGTCAGCAGGAGCAACAAAGGTGCTTGAGGATGCAACCCAATAACCGCCATTATCGAAAAATGGGGACGTTTCTTTGGGAAAGGAAAGGACCTGCGTTGTGCCGTTTGCACACAAGACCGTTCCCGTGCTTTGTGTGAAAGCGTTGGACCCTGATAGATTTACAGGCATGACCCCAGCAGCGTAGGGCATAACGAGTTTACCGAAGGTTGCAGAGTTGAAGAAGTTGGAAGAATAGCGGAACCCTGCCTCGGCAAAGATGAGGTCCACCATCTTTTTGACGTAGATAGAAGGACCGAGCCTCCACCAAGGGGCTTGAAACCATCCAGCACCCTGCGTTGGAACGATGGTGTCGCTAAACCCTGCTGAATCCACCAAGCCGTAAATGTAACCGCTCGATGCCGTACCGCTTGCCGTCCAAGTCCCTGAAACGTGGCCGGAATTGGGGACGTGGTTCATCCCTGTAACGCCAGCCGTGTTGACGAGCATATTGCCCTCGATGGCTTTGAACAGGCTCACGTTGTCCGTGAATAACCCAACCTCATAAGTAACCTGCCCCTTGATTTTAGCCATAGACAGGAGTTGCAGCACTCCGCTGAATATCTGCACCCCATCCTCCCACATCGCTGCACGGATTCGCTTGTTGGGCTGGAATCCACCTACGAAGGACTGGATATTGTAAGCATACCCAAAGCACTCCCTGTTGGTGGGCGTATTAGGCAACTGGATGGTCTTGCTGAAACTTCCTCGCTGCTTGGTTACGTCCTCAATATCGGATATGGAATAGGTCAGGGCGATGTCAATCTCGCCCATTGTGTCAAGAACGTAAGCCAGTTCGGGTTGGTCGTAAAGGGTTGCAAAGGTTGAGAACAGGCAGCCGTAGCAAGCGTCCTCCCGGCTTTCTGCACCATCGGCATCGGCTCGGTCATTGAACGCATTCCAAGCCTGTAAGTCGGTCGTGTAGTCAGCCGTTGGATAGGCAATCAGCGTAACGCTCATAGGATGGCATTCTTATAGGCTACGGCAACCTCGACCTGCAACTGCGTGAGGCGGTCGTTCCTTCGGGTCGTGAATTGGTAGGTGTTAGCGTTGACGATGGCCTCAACAAGTTGCCCATCCAGTTCAAGCCAAACCTGCCCGGAGCGGACCATTTCAATCAGCCAAGCCGACTCCGCATCGGTCAGCCAATCGGAGGTGAGTGCGTAAACGTAGTCAAACTCCCCCGACCACACTTTGTCGTAGGTGGTGGTTGCATAAACGTCCGAGTTATATCCGAAGGTTTGGCGATTGATGTTGGCCCTCTTTCGGTTCTTCAGCGTGAAGGTGTAGGAGTCAATGCCTCCGTACTTGTTTTGGAAGTGTACCGGGATGGAATTAAATCGCTCGCAGGGACCGAAGGTGAAGGTGGTGATGACCGACCCAAGCCCTGAATTGGGGATAAACTGCACGGTGTAGGAATCGCCCTCAACCGCTCCGCTTAGTGCTGCGATGGTTCCTGATAGTTGTGCAGGACCACAGGCAAAGCGTTGGATATTAAAGTCGGTAGTTCCCGAAAGGCTTGGGCTTACGGCTATATCGTAATCAACTCCCTTGTAGGTTACTTGGCCCGAAACGAGGTAGGTGTCATTGGCAGACACGGTGCTGAACTTGGTGGCGTTGATAGCGAGCCAAGCCTTGCCTCCGTGATAGACCGTGAACCTCGTTGGCGTTGTCAGGGGTTTCACGGAGTTGAATGTGGACCCGATTCGGAAGTATGGGTTAAGGCTCCAATCTTGGAACTCCAGTTGTTCTAAGTTTCCTGCGAAGGAAACATTTGAGGACACGGTGGTAACCGTTCCCGTGTAAACAACTGGGGTGTTTCCGTATTCCTCCATAAAGTCGAGCCTGTACCCCGAATAGTATCCGGCATGGTCAACAAAGCCAGTTTGGGTCAAGGATGGCTTGGTAGGGGCAATCAAGGTTTCTACGACTTTGGCAACGTCAAAGAATCCGTAGTTGGTTGTTGGAAGTTTGTCGCACTTGAGCCGTGCAAGGGTCGTCCCTGCCGGGTTCTTCACATCGCAGACGTAGCGGTAATTGGGTTGTGCAATCTGCGAACCGCTCACCTTGAAAAGCATCTTGTTGTAAACGGGGGTTGCGACTAAGGGCGACCCGGAAAGGACTGATATTGCCATTTTATAGTTTGGTTGCTAAACTTACCGATTTGCCCATAGTTTCAGCGATGGTGTTCACCAAAACGTCTATCATTTCGGGGGATAGGGCGTTAGACATGAAGTTGGTGGCCTCCAAGCCTCGCTCACGGATAGCAAAGGCCATTGTCCTTCCAAGGACCAATCCCTGCTCCTGCTTTGTCCGCATTCGCTCAAGTTTGCGTGAATAGGTCGGAACGACAGGAATGCCCTTATTTGCAATCCAGTCTGCTATGGCTTGGGGTGGTGGAATCTTCTTATCGTAGCGGAACTTTGACCCTCTTGCGGATAAGTAACTTGACGACCTCCCGTGAACCCCTTGGTCAACGTACTTCCAATAGGGGTTCGCCATGATAGCCACCACGATTTGCTTTGCGGATAGTTCGATGTCTTCGGGAGCGATGGATGCCGAGAGCGTTCCCCCTGCATTGGCGTTGGCTGCTTCGAGGTTCTTCTTCGCAAGTTCAATGACCCTTGCTACCCACTTGACCAGCACGTCATGGGCTGGCGACTTGCCTCCACCCTTGGGTCCTGCGATTGAACCAATGCCCTCAAGAGCGGTTTGGTCGATGCCCTTCATCGAACCGCTGCCGAACTTGTTTACGGGTTGTCCATTCGCAAGTATGGTTGTTTCCATACGGGTAAATGTACCCCGTGCAGGATAGTGTAGTCAGGACAGGATTCGAACCTGTATGTGATTTGACCTGCTTTTTTATAATGCTTCTTAAACCACTTATCCGCCTTCAGTTTTAGCGTCTACCATTCCGCCACCTGACTAATGCAAATATACTACCTTCTTCTTGCTCTTTCAGCCTCCATCCTCTCTGCTTCCAAAATATCGTGAATCAGGAGCGCATAGTTCAGGAACTCCACCGCCTTCATTGCGAAGATGGCATCAAATTTCAGCACGTCCTTGTTAGCCATCCTCCACACGACCATCAGCCACCCGTACCCAGCCAAAGGGCTTACGCCAACCCCTCGACCTTCGTCATCAGGTGCTTGGAATAGTCGCTCAAAACTTTCAAGTAACTTTCGGAACTTAACAAAAAAAAACTGACAACGCCCCAAACGTCCCCGACCTTGGCGTGTTTCTTAAACAACTCGGCCCGCTCGGCATGGGCAGCACCATCGTACTTTTTCGGGAAGAATCCGAATAGACCGCCCTCCCTTGACAACGATGCCATGATGCGGTGTAGGTTCTGCAGCAACTGCTTTTCATCGGTGGTGTTGATGTCCATTAACTCAATCAACTGCCCAGCGGTCAACTCATCCGTGAACACCGTAGGAATCCACCACTTACCCCCGGCTTTGAACTTCCGCTTGTAACCCAAGGCAGGCAGGGCGTTCCACTCGCTCACGATGGCCTTGTAACGCTTTAGGACGGCTTTAGCGGGCATTTCTCTCACGAGCGATACATCTACCCCCTCCACGATTGAAACAACGCCTATGCGCTTATCGTAGTCGCCAAGGACGCTTGAGAACTCAATGGCTCCGATGCGTTGGAACTGGTCGATGGTTAGGTCTTGGAGTTTCATAGTTTGGGTCTTGAGTTGCAACGAATTTCGGGAACGACAACCATAGGGAGGTCATTCAAAAGCGCAAGGTTAGTCAAGATGCTTTGGTCGTGCCTGTGGTCAATGAAGGATGGATGATTAGGATACTCGCTGGGGTCGTCATTCACGGCCTTGTCAACGTGCAGCCACTTGAACCATTCGTGCATCAAGTCAATCGTAAAGTCGGTCTTGCGTAAGCCGAGGAACCCTGCCTCTATCTGCATCGGCTTCTCGTTGAAGAATTGCAGGCAGTCCATCAATGCATAGCAGTCGCCCTTGGTGTATGAGATATGGTTGTGGAAGTTTTGATGCAACAGGATGGGGTTGTCTTGCAGGTACTGCTTGGCAAACTCAAAGCAGCCATCCCCGTGCAGGTCTTGGGCATCAAGGTAAAGCAGGGCCTCGTCCTCCTGCAAATCAAAGAGAGCGTCAAGGATGATTTGAGGTTTCCACCTCCACCAATTATTGCCCCTGCCCGGTCGTTTCTCATCCTCGGTCGTTGTAATCGGGAACGGATACTGGTTAGCCTGCGCCCTCGCTGCTGGAAGGTACTCACTCGTTGCGTAATTGACCCCGACCAAGTACATCTTAAAACCCGTGAGAATTAGCGAAGGCGTGTTTAAATGCAGCCACGTTGTAGGGAATGTCAGCGAACCTCTGCGAGTAGGCTCGCTCAAGGATGTGGCCGACGTGGGGAATAGCGACCAACTTTTGCTCAATGCAGGCCAAAGTCAGGTCAAGGTAGGAATCGTCCCAAGTCAGCGTGTAGTTGGAGGTTACAGGCACAACGGGTTGATAGAACTCCTTTGCACCTTTTCCAGTCAACTGCTTGATGTGTGGCTCGTAGTTATCACCACAAGACCAGTAAGGCACAACGTCCACAGGAACTCGGAAATAGGCGCAGTAGGCACGTTGGTCAAAGTCGCCTGTCTTGGTGAGGTCGTACTCGAACAGGTTCACGACATCGCCCGGCTTGATGTAGCCGTTCTTGGCTAAAGCGTACCACCCTGTCCAAGCAACGAGGTTGCGGTGGTTCTCAATGTTGTCCGGTTCGTCCCTTGCAACGATATGGTCAAGACCAGCCATGCCTTCAAAGTCCTTGAACCCAAGCATGACCCAAGTGTAGGGAAAGAAGTCCCTGAACCTACCCTCGGCTTCGCATTGCTTAACGATGTCGGTATCGTGGCAGAAGATGTAAGTTTTTGCCTTCATTTCTTGTAGAGGGTTAAGAGCATCCTGCCTCTTTGGTCCGTTGACCCCTTGGCTTCGTGTGGCTCCAGTTGGCTTGTGAGGTTGACCATCGTCAACAGTTCAGCATCGTGGATGACCATTGTCCCACCGGGGTTCAGGGCTTTGTTAAACAAGGCTACCATTTCGGGAATCATGCCGTCCCCGTGGTCGGAATCGTGAAAGATGAAGTCAAAGGTCCTGACCTCTTGCAGGGCCATTCGGCTCGGTTGATTGTTCCATTCGACCTTGAACTTGGACAGGAGGGCTTTGCGCTTATCCTCAACCGTTGTATCGGTATCGTAAACCACCACGTCAAGCCCAGCCAAGGCGATAGCGAGCGTTGAGTGTCCGAGATAGGAACCCAATTCTAAAGCGTGGCCTCCCTTGTGCTTCTTGGCTTCCTCGTAGATTTCGATGATGTGGTCCACGGCAGTCGTGTAGATGTGCGAGTAGTCCAAGGCTTTGAGTTGGTCGATGTGTTTTTTCATGCTAAAAAGTTATGACAAAGCGTTCAGGTGAAGGCCAGCCGGGGTTGGAGTCAAAGACCTTGGTATCAGGCTTCTTCCCAATCCAATGCTCGGCTTGATAGCGTTGCTTGCGTTCCGGCTCACCGAGTTGCTTGATGTGGCTTGACTTGGCCCACCAAAAGTTGCCCCCAAAGTAGGGGTAGCCTTCGGGGTTGTTGTGGTCAGCCATGTGTGGGAACTGCTCCTTGGTTATCCAATGACATCCTACGGCATCGACTGCCTCCAGCATTTGAAGGGAACGCTCCCATGCCACTACGTTGAAGAATAGCATGGACCTGCCCCATAGTTGGGTTGTGAGTGCTGGATTGGATGCCCCCTTGGTATGGGCATACAAGTACACGGCTTCTTCCTCTTGGCTTGCCCGGTACATCTCGGTAAGGGTCGCCTGCTCCCAAGCGTTGGTTCGGGTTACTACGACCTTGACTTTGTCAGCCACCATCGAGTTCTCCAGCACCTCCTTAACCGCTTTGCGTTGTTCGGGTGGTCCAACGATGCCGACACGAATCTCATCCAAGACGTTGATGAGGCCATAATTGCACACGGCCATCATGTGTTGGTTCAGGATTAACTGCCAATTCCCTCCGCAGTAGATGTGGTAATAATGGACGACTTTCATTGGAGCAGCAGGGTTAGAAGGGTCAGGATGAGGAATACGGACGCAGCGACCTTGCCGATGGATATGAGCAGGTCAAGGATTTGTTCGATGTTCATGGGGCAAAGTTAAACCACAACGTACTTCCCTGCGTTGCTGACCCTTAACTTGTTGAGTGCCACATACCGCATCGCATCGCAGGCGTGGTTGAACGAGTCAATGGGGACCCCCGTGTTCTTGCCTTCCTTGTCGGTGGCCCAAGTGTAGGAGCGCAGTTCCTTGATGAGGTTTGTGGAATCCTTGGTAACCTGCAACTTGTAGCGTTTCAGGATGTCGATGCCGTTCCTGACCGAATCGGGACCTTTTTCAGCAGGCTTGATGTTGAAGCCGAGGCGGTAGATTTCTTCGATGGACTTGGGTTCTGCTGAATCCGCAACGATTTCCCAAGCCCGTGTGATGCCCAGCGACCGCAACTTATCTGCGATGTCCTGATTGGTCAGGCCCGTAGCGTAGAGCAGTTCCTGAATCAGCAAGCAGTCCCCTTGGCGGTAGATAGCGACCAAGGCCGTAGGGTCGTTGCTAAAGCCCCAGTCAAGCCCAAGGGCAACGAATTTAGCACGGCTGACATCTATGCCCTCCACCACCTCGAAGTCCTCGTATATCGCCCCCTGAAGCGTTCCTACTTGGCCCAATCCGTAGACCTTGTACCAGTTCGCCCAATACTCCGAAGTTTCAGCCTTGACCCTTGCTTTCTCGATGAAGTCCCTCGCACTCTTGGGGCAGGCTTCGTTGTCCTTGTAGGTTAGAATAAGGAAGTCCACGTCCTCATCGTGCATCAGTTCGGAGTGAAACCAAAACTCGTTGACCGGGTTCCAGTCAAGAATGACCGACTGCTTGGTTCGTGCAGCCAGTTCCGTGTAAGCGTGGAAGGAAAGGTTGTTCGCCTCGTTCATGTAGAGCCTGTCCCTCCTTGCACCCCTTAACTTGGAGTCATCGTCAGCCGAAAAGAACTCGATGTAAGAGCCGTTAGCAAACTTGTACCGAAAGTCGGTGGCGTTCCATCGAGCAGCGTTGAACCGCCCTGTAACGGTCATAATCTTCATGAAGTCCCTCATGGCCCCACGCTTGAGGTGTGGGATGGATTCGGCTACAACGCTGGTTTCCGTGTATGGGTTCTTGGTGCAGTAGTCAATCTCAACGGCAAGGATGGAGTACGTTTTGGATGCGCTGGAACCGCCTTGTACCCCTTTGACGAACCGCTTTAACTCACGGACCTTATTTACAGCCGTGGTTCGGATGAACTTCTCCTGCTCTTTTAACGGCATCAGTCATTGTCGGGGAATAGGGGTTGCTCGATGTGGACCGTGTTCTCTTGGCGTTCAACGAGATTGTTGAGGCGTTGAGTGATGGATGGGTTGTAGATTCCAGCCATGCCTCCCTTGATTTGGTCGGCTCGGATGCTTTTCTTTATACGTGAGCAGACCTCCG